AATCGAGTCAGACTCATCAATCCAATAATAGGATAACTATAAGGGCGAGAAATCGCCCTTATATTAACTAGGAGAAAAATTATGGAAGAAATGATTAAACTTACAAATGGAAAGAAAACTATAATTAGATCAAAAATTCAATACGAAGCAAATGTAGCACACTTTAAAATGAGAGGATTTACTCCTTTAGACGAAGTGAAAAAAGAAATTAAAAAGGCGACTTTAAAAGATATTGCTGATAAAGTTGTGCAACTCAAACCAAAGAAAAAAAAAGCGAGGAAGAAAAAATGAAAGACTTAAAAAAATATTGGAAGATTGTAAAAGATAATCCAAAAGTTGCTATGGGTGTTATCATAGTTCTTGCGATTATTATTTCATGGGTATCTTAATATGGCAAACTTTACAGGTGCAAATGTAATAACAGCTAGTGATGTCACAAAATATCAACCTGATGTTTTTGAGTTTGGTATTACATCTAGTTCAACAGAAGCAACAAATTATTTTGCACAAACCACAAATGATATTTTAAGACAGCTTAGAATAGAATGGTTTCCAACTTACAAAACAAATGTCTATACAGATATTACAGTTTTAAATACTGTAGAGATGGAGAACACAAAAGTAAATTTAGATCAGTTTGAAAGAGCTGGTGTATATTTATTTCTTGGTAGATTTCTTTTACCAGCATTAACAAAATTTAGACCTGAAGCTGACAAAGATAGATTTGAAAGAATGGGTGAATATTACATGGCTGAATATAACAAAGAGTTTAGAGCAATACTAGAAGATGGTGTTGAATATGACTCTACAGCAGATGGCTCTATAGTTTCAAATGAAAGAGAACCTTTACATGGCTACAGACGATTGAATAGATAATGGCTGTCAATCTAAATATCAAAACAAACTCAAAACAAGTTTCAGCAAAATTTAAAAAATTTGGTGCTGTATTACCAAGAATAATAGATAAAGGTGTAAAACAAGCTGGTTTTCAATTAGTTGCAATTATAAGAGAAAAAACAAAAAAAGGTATTGATTTTAAAGATAGAAGATTTGCACCATATTCTGAGGGATATTTAAAAAGATTACAAAGAGAAAATAGACCAACAGCAGTTGATTTATTTTATGATGGTGGAATGACAGGTGCTTTAACTCCATCAATGGTTAAAAAAACAGGTAAGCATAAAGTTACATTAGCATTTACAAGAGAAGAAGAAATAGAAAAAGCTTTTTTTAATCAAGTGACTAATGAACCACAAAGAGAATTTTTTGGCTTTAATACTAGAACAGAAAAGATTATAAACAAATCTTTTGAAAAATTTGTCAAAGACGAACTAAGGAAATTTAAGTTATGAGTACAAGAGAAAATATTGCATCAAATATATTATCTACCATTTCTGGTATATCTAGCCCAAGTATAAAAAAAGCTACAAGACAACCATTTCAACTAGATGAATTATCTGACAAACAATACCCAGCAGTTATAGTTCAAACATCAGAAGAAACTAGAGAAGATCAAGAAATAGGTTCAGGTGCAAAAACAAGGATTGGTACGATAGACTTCTTAATTCTTGGATTTGTAAAAGGTGCAGAAGTTAATATAGATACAAAAAGGAATCAGTTAATAACAGCTATTGAAACAGAACTAGAATCTGATATTACTCGATCAGGTAATGCACTTGATACAGAAGTTATTCAGGTTGAAACTGACGAGGGAACATTATTTCCGATAGGTGGTATTAGAATGACTATTAGGTGTATTTACGAATTTGAAGCTGGTACACCATAGGAGATAATATGAACAAAGATAAAATAATAGACAAGATAGAAAAGAAAATAGATAGCATTGAAAAGTTACACGATAAAGAATCAATGATGTGCGAAGAAGTCAAAGATTTACTTGCAGAACTTAGAGATGAAGAAGATGAGTCATTTGAAGATGATGAAGAATTTGAAGATGACGAAGAAGAAGAAATTGACGAAGAAGAAGAAAACTAATATAACAATTAAATTATAGGAGAAAAAAAATGGCAGTACATCATGGTAAAGAGGGTGAAGTAGTAGTTGGCGGTTCAGCAGTAGGCGAACTTGTTTCATTCACTTTAGAAACTACAGGAGATGTTGTTGAAAGTACAAAAATGGCTGATGCCGCTAAAACTTTTGTTGCTGGTAGAACATCATTCTCTGGTACTTTAGAAATGCACTTTGACGAAGCAGATAGTGTTCAAACACAATTAACTGCTGGTTCAAGTATAACTTTTAAATTATTACCAGAGGGAAGTTCAACAGGTGACAGAAAATTTGAGGGTGCA